AATGTCTCACCTATCTCACCTTTGAAAAGCAAAAAACGGAAATTGAGCAAAGAGAAATACAACGAATAAATAAAATAAAATGACAGGATACTATACACTTGTAAAAGCACTCAAAGATCATTTTGATGCAGATGCCTTGGTAAACACCGTTACCAATGGTGATATCTTTGATGTGGATATAGCTAAACAGACTATCTTCCCATTGGTCCACACTATGGTAACTCAGGCACAGTTTGAGGCTAGGATACAACGCTTCACTCTTACTATCTTTGCTATGGATATAGTGGATGCTGTGAAGGTGGAGGATAACACCAAGTGGGAGACCAGAGATAACACCAATGATGCACTTAATAGCACACTACAGATACTGAACAGAGCATACCAGATGTTACTGCATGGTGCACTGTATGATCTTAACTATGCTGTGGAGGGTACACCTACCTGTGAGCCCTTTGCTGAGAGGTTCGAGAATAACCTGGTAGGATGGGCTATGACTGTGGAGATCATCTGCCCTAATGAAATGACTATCTGCTAATGGACCAGGAAGAGACATACAAAGAGCTTAAGAAGTTCAGGGATCATGTAGTGAAGCAAGCACGTGCCAACCTAACCCGGGCAGGTAAGAGGGTAACAGGTAAGCTGTATGAATCTATAGATGCTGAGGTCAAGGCCATGCCTAACAGTATAAGTATCTACTTTGAGATGGAGGAGTATGGTGCATACCAAGATAAAGGTGTCAATGGTATATTGAGCGGCTTCGGTTCACCGTATAGTTTTGGTACCAAGTCAGGCAAAGCAAAAGGATTAACTAAGGGATTAGATAGCTGGATAGTAAGAAAGGGTATAGCACCCAGGGATAAGGGTGGTAAATTTGTATCACGTAAGAGCCTGAAATTCTTGATAGCTAGGAGTATCTATAGAAGAGGTATAAAGCCTAGCTTATTTTTCACTAAAGCTCTTGAGGGGGCGTACAAAAGATTGCCAGATGAGTTAATAGAGAAGTATGGCCTTGATGCTGAAAAGCTAGTTACAATGGCCTTAGATCAAGTAATACAGAAAGCCAATGCCAATAAACGCACGTAGCCCACATGTTGTGCAGGTCAATGATCCTACACAGACAGGTAGTAAGATAGAGATAGACCTGTGGTACTATACCGGTACTCAGCCACTAACACCTACCTATACCTTGAGTAAGCTGATACCTGCAGTGAATAACACTGATACTGCCTACAATATAAGCCCATACATAAGGGAGTACTTGCTTCATAAGTTCACCGGCAATAACTATAGCACTAACCAATTCTTAACGGACCAGTATGAGCATGTTAATATAGAGTACAGGACTTACAACTTCATAGGTGGAGTATATGTACTAGATACCACTGTTACAGATATCTGTTTCGATGGCTATGGATACTATGAGGAGGGCGTGAATATAAATAGGGGTAACATACTCCTGGGTAACAATACTACACACTACTACTGGCATGATAGCACTAACACTCCAAGCAGTAACCCTGCACATAGAGCAGGTATAGTGACTGCACAAGTGAAGAGGAACTGGTACTATGTGCACACTCCTCTTGGTGGTGGTACTCCTGTTACCTATACCTTCACTGCTGATGGTGTTTATGATATCAAGAGAGTACACCAAGGTAACTATGCTACAGGTAACTTGCTGCAGATATTTGATAACCTTAACGTGCTACAATGGCAGGGCACCTTCGCTCCAAAGACTGAGTGTAGGTATACACCTGTGACTATTGACTTTGTTAATAAGTTCGGTGGATGGCAGAGGGAGTTCTTTTACAAGGCATCCTATGAGAATTTAGAAGTGAACAGCACAACATACAACCTCATGCCTTCTCAGGTGGTACCTACAATAACAAGTGAGGGGCAGAGGCACGTAATGAATAACAACGGGATACGCAAGTACACCATGAACACAGGATGGGTGGATGAGAGCTATGGTGAGACAATGCAGGAGCTGCTACTTAGTGAGCGTGTTATTATGCAAACAGCTACGCAAACCCTACCGGTAAAGGTGAACACCAAGACATTGAATAAGCAGAAGAATATCAACAACAAGACCATCAACTACTCCATTGAGATTGAGTTAGCTTATGACGTTATCCATAGCATAGTGTAATGAAGAGAGCAGTAAAGGTATACATTGAAGGGCAAGAGCTTGACCTCTTCGATGATGAGACAATACAGGTATCATCCAGTGTGCAGAATGTGTATGATATCAGCAAGAGCAACACTGATATATCACAGTCATTTACCGTACCTGGTACTGCAAGGAATAACCAAATTTTTCAGCACTTCTATGAGACGGATGTGGATAGTACCATTGACCATGGACTTCGGAGGGATGGCTTCATTGAGATAGATCTAACTACCTTCAAAAAGGGTAGGATACAATTAGACAAGGCGAATGTTGAGAAGGGCAAAATCAAGAGCTATACCATTACGTTCTATGGCAAGCTCGTAACACTCAAGGACTTGTTTGGTGAGGATAAGCTGAGTGACTTGGACCATACAGGTTTAAGCCATCCGTTCAATTGGAATGAGGTTTACAACAGGATACAGGGTGTAACCATTACCGATGTTGACTACCCACTCATCAGCTCCAATAGGCTGTGGGAGTATAATGCTAATAATGCTTACTTCATACCTCCGAATTGGTTAACAGGGGTAGCTACTAACAATGACATTCACTCGGTTGGTGGTGCCATCAACGTACTCACCGAGTTGTTCCCTGCTGTGAGGCTGAATGCTATTATCAACATGATTGCCACCAAGTACGGTATCACGTTCAATAGCAGTTTTTTCAGCACAGAGCAATGGAGGGCAGCCTTCCTTTGGTACAAGAATAGAAACAATGTTAAGGCAGATACACAGTCTAACTACATTGACCCTACCTCTATCTTTATTAACACCGTAAACACATGGGATTGCAGTCAGTTTGTTGACCTATCACTTAACAAAATAAATGTAACCTTCAAGCCTTACAATGCTACATATCACTTCATTGAGGTTGATATTATTGGTAGCACTAATGTTAATGCAACGTACTATGTGGATGTGTTTGTGAATGGTAACCTGGTTAACAGCATTGAGGGTATCAATGGTAACCTTGATGGATTGGCAGGGTATGCAGTGGTGTATCAAAATGCTAATGTAGCAGGTCTCAATGATGAGGTATTTCTCAAGGTAAGAGCAGACCAGGCTACCACATTATCCATGCTTTTGAAGTACAGAATTAACGAGCCAGTGGGTAACAGTAACTGTGAATTTCTGTGCAATACTCAAAGTTTGATACAAGACATTGACCTATCTGTATGTGCACCGGATATGAAGGTGGCTGATTTCTTTAGTGGTATCCTCAAGGAGTTCAACATGGTGGTGGAGAATACAGGAGATAATGAGTACACGGTTGAGCCATTGCTTGATTGGTATACTCAGGGCACGATATATGACATCACTACAGCTACTGACTTTGACTCTTTTGAGATAGCCAAGGTACCACTATACAGAAAGATATCATTTAAGTACCAACAGAGTGAGAGTACTATGAATAAGTACTATTTTCAAAAGTGGCAGAAGGAGTACGGAGATACTGAGCAGATTTACCCATACGATGGTGGTGAGTACAATATCCAGGTGCCATTTGAAAATCTAATGTTTAACCAATACGATCATGCAGGATTACCAACGGGATTGCAGGTAGGGTTCTCACTCAACAGTGCACTTGCTCCATACGTACCCAAGCCATGCATCCTGTACCGGTATGGATTGGTGACAAACCTACCTCATACTGTAAAATATAAGGATGGTATATCCAATGCGGCAGCCTCCGATGAGTATGTAATGTTTGGCCAAGACTACACCAACAGTGTGAGCAATGTAAAATACTCCTTGAATTTTGCACCCGAGACAAGTACCTACCACAGGTATGCTATACAGCAGGGAGTATTTGCCACTTATTACTTTCAGTATCTCTACAACCTGTACAACCTTAAGAATAGGATAACCACTGTTAAGGCAGTATTGCCACTCAGCATCCTATCTACACTTAGGCTCAATGATAGGGTAGTGATACGAGATAAGAGGTATATCATCAATGATATGCAAATCAACCTAACCACAGGACAGGCTACCTTGAGGCTACTCAATGACTTCATGCCTGTAAGCCCTGACCAAATAATACCACCACCAACACCAGAAGAATGATAATACAGAATTTAGTAAAAATGCTGAGCCTAACTGACCACCTTGGTAAGAGTGAGCTCATTGAATTAGCCAAGGGTAAGTACCAACTCAACAGCACACCCAAGAGGGTGTACAAACAAGCCATGCGTGAGTTATATATGAACAGAGCTAAGAAAGAATGGCAGAAACAAGGGTAGTAAATTTAGAGGTCAAGGACAACACCAAGAGTCTTAAGGCACAGCTCAAGGAGGCACAGATGGAAGTGCAAGCCTTGGCTGATAAGTATGGTGCAACATCTAAGCAGGCTGTTGAGGCAGCCAAGAGGGCAGCAGATCTCAAGGATAGGATTGGTGATGCCAAGTCTTTGACGGATGCCTTCAACCCTGATGCTAAGTTCAAGGCTTTAAGTTCATCACTCAGTGGGGTGGCAGGAGGTTTCTCTGCTGTTACCGGAGCAATGGGATTGCTTGGTGCAGAGAGTGAGGATGTACAAAGGCTCATGCTCAAGGTGCAGAGTGCTATGGCATTGAGCCAAGGATTGCAAGCCCTTGGTGAGTCAAGGGATGCCTTCAAGCAGTTAGGAGCTGTGGCTAAGAATGCACTCCAAGGTATTAAGAGTGGTATTGCTGCCACAGGTATTGGTCTGCTTGTTGTTGCATTGGGTACTATTGTAGCCTATTGGGATGATATCAAGGCTGCAGTATCAGGGGTCAGTGAGGACCAAAAGAAATACAATGCTGCTGTGGCTGAGGATGTCAAGGCACAAAAGGCCAAGATGGATACCATGGATAAGCAAGATAACATTTTGAAGCTCCAAGGTAAAAGTGAAAAGCAGATAACAGAGTTAAAGATTAAGCAGATAGATGCTACCATCACTGCAACTGAGGCACAGCTCAAAGGACAAAAGGCCACCCTCAAGGCACAGGTTGAAGCAGAGGAACGTAACTACAACATACTTAAGACTGTTGCCCGAATAGGTTTAGAAATGGGTACTACTACCCTAAGACTATTGGCACTACCTATTGATGCAGCCATTGGTGCTGCTAACATGGTAAGTGAAGCCCTTGGGTATGGTAAGATTACAGCTTTCAGCATCAATGATGAGATAAGCAAGATGAATAAGTCTGTTGCCGAGGGATTGACTTCATTTGTGTTTGACCCTGCTAAGGTCAAAGCGGATGGTGAGGCAAGTATTAAAGAAACTGAGGCAGCACTCATTGATCTTAAGAATAAGAAGGCAGGCTATGAGTTAGCTATCAAAGAGATAGATAAAAAGGCAGCAGATGATCGTGCAGCCATTGCTCAGGAGGCAGCTGATAAACTACTCAAGCAACAGGAGGAAGAGGCAGAGGCGGCACGTAAATTGAGGGAGGAACAGAACAAGCTCATAAAGGATGATAGGCAGAGAGAGCTTGCAGAGAGTAATGAGCAGTACAACCAAAGGATTGAGGACCTTAAGAAAGGTAAGAAAGAGCTCAATGATACTGACCGTGCACTCATTGCTACCTATGAGGCACAACGGTTGAAAGACCAGGAGGCTATCAATGCCAAGTATGACAAACTACAACAGGACCATGATGCCAAGGTATTGGCTGATATGAAGGCTGCAGATGCTGCTGCTTTGGCTGCTTTCTTTGAAGGTGAGAAGATAAAGGTAGATGCAATGCAGGCAGGCTTTGACAAGCAGAAGGCCATCCGTGAATTGGCATACAAGCAAGAGGTGGCAGATTTAGCAGCCAAACTTGATGAGGGTAAGATAACACAGGAGCAGTATGACATAGCCAATGTGACTGCAAGCCGAAAACTCAATGCAGATTTACAGGCTCTAAGACTTGAGGACCTTAATGCTGAAAAGGCTAAGATGGAGCAGAAGCAAGCAATACAACAACAAGGTATGGATGTAGCTCTGCAAGGTGTTGACCTGCTCAAGCAAGTATTTGGTAAGTCTAAGGCAGTGCAGAAGGGTGCAGTATTGGTGGAGTCTGCTGTTGGTATTGCTAAGATGATACAGGCTAACAACATTGCTAACATCGGAGCATTGGCAACACCTCAAGCCATTGCAACCAGTGGTGCAGCTGCAGCTCCTGTGATTGCCATGAACAACATACAAACAGGTATTGGGATTGCGGCTAACATTATGGCCACAGCCAAGGCATTGAAGGAGATAGGTGCAGGCGGTTCTGCCTCTGCTCCCTCTACTGCAGGTGGTGGTGGTGGTGCAGCAGGTGGTGGTGGTGGTGCCATGCAGGCTCCTAACTTCAACGTGGTAGGTAACAATGGTATCAACCAACTTGCACAGCTACAACAACAGCCCGTCAAGGCATACGTGGTAGGTGCAGAGGTAACAAGTCAACAAGCATTAGATAGAAACAGAATAAGCACAGGACAGTTATGAAAATAATCGAATTAGTATTAGATGAGAATGACCAGGATACAGGGGTGTATGCTGTTAGTGTGGTAGAGGACCCTGCCATTGAGGAAAACTTTGTTAAGCTAAGCAAGCAAAAGATGGAGCTTGCAACCGTGGATGGTGAGAAAAGGATCCTCATGGGTCCTGCCTTGATACCTAACAAGCAGATATACCGGAAGAATGATAAGCATGGTGAGTTCTATATCTACTTTAGCCAGGATACAGTACGCAAGGCCAGTGAGATATTTTTCCAAAAAGGCTACCAGAATAATGCTACCTATGAGCATGATAAGCAACTTGATGGTATGACAGTGGTAGAGTCCTGGCTTATTGATGATCCGGCCAAGGATAAGAGCACTATCTATGGCTTTGACTTACCAAAGGGTACCTGGATGATCAGCATGAAGGTCAACAATAATGATGTATGGCAGAAGGTACAAGCAGGTGAGGTCAAAGGCTTTAGTATTGAGGGGCACTTTGCTGATAAGTTAGAGATGGCATCCATGAGGACCATGGAGGAGGAGAAAGAATACCTTATTGAGCAGATAAAAAACATATTAAGAGGCAAAGAGCTTGCAGAAGAGAGCTACAATGACTACCCATCTGTAGTAAGAAGGAATGCACAGAGAGGTATAGCACTCAATGAGCGTAATGGTAACAAGTGTGCTACTCAAGTGGGTAAAATTAGAGCTCAACAGCTTGCCAATGGTGAGAAGATAACCATGGAGACCATAAAGAGAATGTACTCCTACCTCTCAAGAGCTGAAGTGTACTACAACCAGGGTGATAGTAATGACTGTGGGTATATATCCTATCTGCTTTGGGGTGGTAAGGCAGGTTTAACATGGGCTAAAAGCAAAATAAATGAAAACGAAGCAAGAAACTAAGAGCAGCCCTCAAGGAGGGAAGCGTGGATGCCTATGCAAAGATGGCAAGTACAGGTCTAAGTGCTGTGATGGTACGCTACAAGCACAAGGTGTAGGCAATATAGGCGGTAAGGTAGCACCTTGATATTCAATAAATTACATTCATAAAGGTATACACTTCTGTGATATCTGAGTTATTAAAGAAAAAACATGAAAGAAAACACTATTTTGAACAGAATAGCGGCTCTCCTTGGCATGAACAAGGTGGAGTTAGCTACTATGAAGCTCGCTGATGGGGTCACTACCCTTGAGGCTGATGCTTTTGAAAGCGGTATGGAGGTAGTTATCATCACCGAAGATGAGCAAAGAGTACCTGTACCGGTGGGTGAGTATGAGCTAGAGGATGGAATGATCCTGATAGTAGCTCAAGAAGGTGTTATTGCTGAGATTAAGGCTAAAGAAGAGGCTCCTGAAGAGGAAGCTCCTGCACCTGAAGCTGAGGCACCAATGGTAGAAGAGGAGATGAGTGATGATGCCATCCCGGTTGCACCTAAGAAAGTTATTAAAAGCACTATCGAGGAGATGTTATTCTCTAAGATCGAAGAGTTAAAAGCTGAGAATGATGCTTTGAAGGCAAAACTATCTGAGCAGCCTGTAGTAGAAGAGGCTCCTGTAGTTGATGAGCCTGCTGCTAAGCCTATTTCTCACAACCCAGAAAAGCCAGTTGCTACTCCTACCTTCCAGTGGGGTCAAGCTGCAGGTGTATCTACATTTGATCGTATAATTTCTAAACTTAATAAATAAATAAAAAATGGCTACTTCAATTACTACTTCTTATGTTGGAGAATTTGCAGGCAAGTACGTTGCTGCTTCTCTTTTATCTGCCCCTACTATTGAGAAGGGTGGAGTTACTGTATTACCTAATGTTCGATACAAGCAAGTACTTCAAAAAGTTGCTGATGCCAACTTAGTACGAAATGCTACATGTAACTTTACAGATGCTTCTACTATCACTCTTACTGAGCGAGTGTTGACTGTTAAGGATCTACAAGTGAATTTAGAACTTTGTAAGGCTGACTACTTTCAGACTTGGCAAGCTGCTGAGTTAGGTTTCTCTAACTTCAAAGAGCTTCCTAAGTCCTTTGCTGATTTCATGATTGCACGAGTAGGTGAGCGTGTAGCTGCTAACATTGAGACTGCTTTCTGGACAGGTGCTACAGGTACTAACGGTTCTTTCGATGGTATCTCTACTATCGTAGCCCTTGACCCTGCTCTTCCTGCTGCTCAAGAGGTAACCGGTACAACTGTTACTGCTCTTAACGTAGTTACTGAGTTAGGTAAAATTGTTGATGCTATCCCTGCTGCTCTTTATGGTAACCCAGGTTTACGCATCTATGTATCCACTAACATTGCTAAGGCTTATGTACGTGCATTGGGTGGGTTCTCAACTGTATCAGGTGTAACAGGTAACGTAGCTCCTGCTCCTGGTGTTGGTGGATTGTCAACTACTTGGTACAACCAAGGTGCTCTAAGCATTGATGGTATCGAGATATTCTGGGCTCCAGGATTGGCTTCTAACACTGCAATTGCTACAACTGTAGATAACCTATTCTTCGGTACATCTGTATTGAGTGACTTTAATGAGGTTAAAGTTATCGACATGGCTGACATCGATGGTTCACAAAATGTAAGAATGATCATGCGTTTTGTTGGTGGTGCTCAGTACGGAGCTGTTGAGGATGTTGTTACCTACGGTATCGTAAACTCAGTTAACTAATACTAATCATGGGGGTGGGTAACACTGCCCCCTTTAATACTTAATAAAATGCCTTGTACAATTTCAAATGGCCGCACCGAGCAATGCAAGGATAGCATCTCAGGTATCCAAGCGGTATATCTATTAAACTACGGTGTGTATGACCCGGACCCAGCTCCATCAGGTGACGTTACCTATGATGCTACTCCAGGATTTGAGGACCAAATCACAGGTATTGCTTTGCCTGCTTTGTCCTCTATCTACAAGTATGAGCTTAAAGGTAACAACGGTTTCAACACCACCATGAACACATCCCGTGAGAATGGTACTACTTTCTTCACTCAAACTTTGACTATTGAATTGAAGAGACAAGACCCTGTTTTCCACAAGCAGTTCAAAATCTTAGCTTATGGCCGTCCGCACATCATTGTACGTACCAACGGAAACCAATTCTTTTTAGCAGGTCTTTACAGAGGATGTGATGCTACTGCAGGAAGTGTTGAAAGTGGGATTGCGTATGGTGATTTCAATGGTTACAAAATTACTTTTGAAGCCATGGAGGAGAAGCCTGCTAACTTCCTTGACTGTAATACTGAGGCTGACCTACTTACCTTGTTAGGTTCACCTACTTTGGTTACTACTTAATAGTAATACCACAGCGACTGAGAAGGGGGGCACATTGCTCCCCTTTCTTTTTTGGCAACAATTTACAACTTGGTGAGTTATATATATATGCAGGTAGTTACCACCGATAATGTCAATGACCAATTTATCTACTTTATCCCAAGAGAAAGTACTGTAGATACCATGCACCTCACAGATGAGAGCACCAATGTTGAGGTAGCTGTACCCATTACAACCTATACACCTGGTGACTACACCGATGAGATTGAGGCAGTGTTCCCATGCCAAGAGGGGCACTACTACCGGTTGATACTGAAAGACAATGCAGGAGTGGAAGTGTACCGAGATAGATTATTCTGCACGGACCAAGCACCTGCTAACTATACACCCAACAGCTCTGCCTACGTAGCTCCAAGCAGTGCTAATGACTTTTTAATGTACTGATATGAACAACATCCACATAGTTAATTTAGCGGCCTATGAGCCACCTGTTATCAAAGAGAGTAAAAGAGATAATTGGGTGGAGTACGGGGAGAACAATATGCACTATCAGTGGCTCCTTGATAGGTACATCAATAGCACCACCAACAATGCAGTGATCAACAACATAGCACGATTGGTATACGGCAAAGGGTTGAGAGCATTGGATGCAGGCAAGAAGCCCAATGAGTATGCACAGATGATTGCTCTTTTTGACAAGGATGACATCCGCAAGATGGCCCTTGACTTCAAGATGTTAGGGCAGTTTGCCATCCAAGTGCTGTACACCAAGGACCATAAGAAAATAGCTAAGGCATACCACATACCTGTACAATTATTGCGAGCTGAGAAGTGCAATGAAGAAGGGGAGATTGAAGGCTATTACTACTCTGATAATTGGGCTGAGGTAAAGAAATACCCCC